GTAAAAGAATTATTAATTGATAACAGAGCAACAATCGTTAATGTAATTAATTCTGCATTAAATGAAAAAGGTAAAGAGGCAATAGTATAATATGAGTGGACAATTTCCAACTTCTCCAGCACCTAAAGACGCTAGTATTGGTTCAGTACAAAATACTATCGTAAGTGTAACAACATCTGGTAGAGTTCAAACAAGACAAATAGATGGTCAAAAATTTAGTATTACTTTGGATTACCCACCAATGAGCAGATCAAACTTTGCACCGATTAAAGCATTTATTATGAAACAAAGAGCAAGACTAAATACATTTACTGTTATTCCACCTATTGTATCAAATGCACAAGGTGTAGCTTCAGGAACTATAAGTGTTGATGGTGCAATAACTTCAGGTGCAACTACTTGTACTATTGATGGAATGGCCACAAGCACAAATGATATTTTAAAAGCTGGAGATTATTTTAGATTCACAGGACAATCTAAAGTTTATATGGCAGTAGCAGATTTAGATTCAGATGGCACAGGAGAGGGAACACTTACTTTTGAACCACCTTTAAGATCAGATGTAGCAAATGATGTAGCTTTAATTTATGATAATGTAGATTTTACTGTAAGACTTTCTAATGATATTCAAGAATATTCTATTGTAACTAATGATCTTTACAAGTATCAGATAGACTTAATAGAAAATTTATAATGAAAAAATACAAAATTACCCATAAGGTAACTGCCGATTTTATTGCTGAAATTATCGTAAATGAAGATCAAATAGATGCTAGTATTAACGATCTCAAAGAATATAAGAAACCTAATAGCAAATTCGACTTTACTATGTTAAAAGGTACAGAAAGTGTAACCCAAACAACTTACGAAGAACATGACGAGAACATTAACAACAGCAGTAAAGAATGAACTTGAAACAGATAGCTTACAACCTATTAATCTTGTTTATATTAATGTAGGTTCAGGGTTTAGATTTACTGACCATTATAAAGACGTTACTTACGATTCAAACACATATTCAGCATCATCATTATTCACAAGATTATCTAGTGTTACAGAATCATCAGAAATAGAAGTTAGCAATATTACATTATCATTTTCTGGTGCAGATCAAACAATCATATCTTTATTTTTAAGCAACAATTATATGGAAAAAGAAGCAGAAGTTTATAAAGGATTTTTAAATACTAGCGAACAAGTTATTGCTGACCCATTTCTTTTATTTAAAGGTAGAATAGAATCTTTTAGTATTGATGAAACTATTAATAATTCTAATGCTAATATTGTAGTTGCATCTCATTGGTCAGACTTTAGTAAAATAGAGGGTAGAAAAACAAACACAGGCTCACAAGAATTACATTTTTCAGGAGATAAAGGTTTTGAATTTGCATCACAAACAGTTCAAGATATTAAATGGGGTAGAGCATAATGCAAGATGTAATAAATCTATTTAATAAGTTTGATCGTTACAAAGGAAAACAACTTAACATTTATTTAGAACCATCAATTAAACTTAATCAATACAAAAAGTTTTATGACAACAATCAATTAGTTGGTTTTGTTAATTGGGCTTATATCCATGATCTAGTAGAAAAAAGATTTAAACAAACAGGCAAGATAAAGTCTAGCGAATGGAACTCAGGTAATAATTTATGGTTAATTGAGATTGTATCTATAAAAAATACATTTAGAATGATGCGTTGGGTTTATCATTATTTTAGAAAACAATTAAAAGTAGATCATTCTATAAATTGGTTAAGAGTAGATAGCGATATTTATAGAGTAGGTCAGAAGTTTAAAAGGAGTTATCACTAATGGGTGGTATAGTAGAAGCTGTAGTAAATGTTGTAAGTAGTTTTATTGGGTGGCTTATACCTACACCTGATATTCCTGACTTTGATACACCAGAAGAAGAACGAGGTGTATTAATTAACAAACAATCAAACAACGCACCTATTCCTGTAATATATGGAAGACGACAAGTAGGAATTACAAGAGTATTTGTAGAATCATCAGGAACAGATAATGAATACTTATATATGGCTGGTGTAGTTTGTGAGGGAGAGATTGATGAAATAGAACAAATATTTATAGATGATAAAAGAGTTATTTTTGATGGCGACTTAGATCATGGGGTAGTAAGAGAAGTTTCTGATGGAGATGCTAATTTTTATAAAGATGATAAATCATATATTCAGATACAAGCATTTAATGGAACTGACGATCAAGTAGCATCATCAATATTGACTAATTCTACTAATTGGACATCTAACCATAGATTAAGAGGTGTTTGTTATTTAGCTTTTAGGTTTAAATGGAATCAAGATATATTTAGTTCTATTCCACAAGTTAAAGTAACATTAAAAGGTAAAAAGGTTTATGACCCTAGAGATACAACTACTAAATGGACACCAAATTCAGCATTAGTATTATTAGACTATTTAAGAAATAGTAGATATGGAAAAGGATTACCAGATAGTGCATTTGAATCTGACTTTGCATCTTTTAAAACTTCTGCAAATGAATCAGACACTTTAATACAACCAAGAACAACAAGTGTAACTGCTGTTGCTGGATTATTTTCTGAATCTTACACAGGATATTATAGTGATAATCCAAGTTTCTTTTTAAATAAATCGCCTACATCATCAAGTACAGTTTCTTCTATTAGTGGATTAAACACAAGTCCTTATAATTCAAGAAGATTTTATGGATATTTTACAGCACCAAGTTCAGCTAGTTTTGATTTTGAAACTATCTCAGATGACGCTTCTCATGTTTATATTGGAGACGCTAGTCAAACTGTTGATAGTTTATTTAAAGAAATTGAAAGCAATAGAGGTAGTAAATTAGTTGTTAATAATGGTGGTGTACACGGAAACAGATCAGCATCAGGAAGTAAAAGTTTAACAAGTGGTGGTGAATATCCTATAATTATTTATTATGGTAATGCACCAACAAACAGTAATTTAACTTTTCAATGGAGAGTTAGTGGTGGTTCATATAGTACAGATTTATCTTCTAATTTTAGTAATGGAAATAATGTTACAGATGTAATTGCAAAAATTATTAAATTTGAATCTAATGCTGTTATAGATACTAACCAAAAAGTAATTGATAATGTAAAAAAACTTTTAAACCCAATGAGATCATTATTTACTTATAATAATGGTGTTTATAAACTTAAAATTGAGGGAACAGGTTCAGCAGTTAAAACAATAACCTCAGATCATGTAGTAGGTGGTGCAAAAGTATTAGGAGAAAGAAAAAATAATAAATACAATCGTGTTATTGGAACTTATGTTAATCCTTATAAAAATTGGCAGAACGATACAGTATCTTTTCCACCAGCTGACGATAGTAATGTTGTAACAGAATTTAAACACGCAACTATGCTTTCAGCAGATAATGATACTTTGCTAGAGGGTAATTTTCAATTTCCTAATGTAACTAATACTTATAATGCAGAAGCACTTTGTGAAGTAATCCTTAGAAGATCAAGAAACCAATTACAAATACAATTAACTTTAACATCAGAATTTTTAGAATTAGAAATTGGCGATATTGTAGCAATTACATATCCTAGTGGTGGTTTTGATGCTAAACCTTTTAGAGTGTTAGGTATTGAGATCAATGAAGACTTAACAGTTAATGTTCAGTTATTTGAACACCAAGATAATTTTTATGATTTCAATGAAAAAAACCCTATACCAACAATACCAGATACAACTTTACCTAATATAAATTCTGTTCAAGCACCAGCTATATCAATTTCAGATGAACTATTTGAATTATTTGATGGTTCAGTTGTTTCTAAATTAATTGTAAATATTACAAGTACAGATGCTTTTGTAGATCAGTTTGAAGTAGAATACAAAGAATCAACTACCTCAGATTATAGATTAATGCGTAGAGGTACTAATAAAATTGTAGAAAAATATCCTGTAAAAGAGGGAACTATTTATGATGTTAGAGTTAGAGCAATAAACTCAATAGGAATTAAATCTACTTACACAACATCACAACATGAAGTTAATAGTGCATTTACTCCACCAGATGATGTTCAAAATTATTCAATAGATGTAGTTGGAGATAAACTTTACCATTCATTTGATGCTGTAACTAACCTTGATCTCGATTTTTATGAAATTAGATTTACTTCAAATACAAGTGAAACAGCTTATGCAAACACAACTGTATTAGTTCCAAGAATAGGAAGACCAGCAACAAGTGTTACAACACCATTTGTAGGAACAGGAAAATACTTTATAAAAGCTGTAGATAAATTTGGAATAAGATCAACTAACTTTGCAAGTCAAGTTATATCAGCACAAGTATTTGCAGAAAAAATAGAAGCAGTACAAACACTTACAGAACACTCTGCATTTACAGGAACTAAATCTAATGTAGTTGCGGTAGATAGTAATTTACAATTAGATACTTCTATTAACTTTGATAGCCACACAGGTAACTTTGATGATGGTCTTGGTTTCTTTGATGGAGGTTCAGGTGCAATAGCTTCATCAGGAACTTATGATTTTGCAAATGCTTTTGATTTTAATTCTGTTTTAAAATTTAATGTTCTTTTAGATTCTTTTATTGTTAATAATATAAACTTTGTAAATAACTTTGATTCAGCGAGTGGTTTATTTGATGCAAGACAAGGGTTGTTTGATGGTGGTTCTAATGCGTCAGTAGATACAAATGCAATATTACAAATATCTACTTCTCAAGATGCTTCTACTTATACTTCATATCAAGATTTTAAAGCTGGAGATTATGTTGCAAGAGCAGTTAAATTTAGATTAAAAATGACTTCTAGTAACACACAAGAAAGTCCTCAAGTTTCAGCTTTGGCACTTAAATTATCTCTACCTATAAGAACTGAAAAAGGTAGTAATATTTCTAGTACAACAAGCACATCAGGAAAAACTATTACTTTTGGTTCAGAGTATTATCAAACACCATCACTAACTGTCATAGGTCAAAACATGGCAACAGGAGATTTCT